GTACGAGGATTGAGAAATATTGTTATTAGAGCTTATACGATTAATTAGTTAACTGGTTTATTAGTTTATATAGTTATTAAATTCTCTACTAATATAGTATTATTTACGGTAACAAGGTAACAAAGTATTATAAAGCTATATATATCAACACTTTAAGCTGTTACCGTTCTTTATATTAAGAGTAACAACAAGGTAACAAGGTAACAACTATAAGAAAAGAGATTGATAGAAAACAAACTAAAAACAGCTTAATAGAGCCTTTTTATTTGGCAGAACTACCAACATAATGGCGCCAGCTTTTAACGTGGTTCAGGTTTGCACGTATTGGCATGATTCACGCGCGTGACATGTTGCTTATATGTTTGGCGGTAAATATTGCGCTGGTTGTATATCTTCAAAAATGGAGCAAATGGAAAACGTTAGACATTTAAAAAACGGTTTTGAGTATTGAAGTGCTTTACTTCACTTTATAACTTCTTAGAAGTATAGTGACATTTCTGACACCCTAAAAAAAGGGGTAACGATCCGTTCCTCCCTAGCAAGTCGCGAATCACGACCCCCTTAATAACAACAACGAAATTTTCGTTTTTGCCACTTGTGGCAGAAAGCTATACCTACATCACGTAGGGTATGAACAACATACAAAATTTACATACTGTCAGTATCGTACTGAACAACTGTACCTGAAAGTACACTTGCTAATTGTTGGCAAATGTTGGCATGAAATTGACTTGGTAAGTCATTTTATTTTTTGTTATTTGTGTTTTTATATCATTGACTGGAAGAATAAAAACAAATTCTTTTCTATCCCACCAACTCAAACCAGCACAGCTCATACAGCAACGCACACGCTTCGTCATAAGCGTTGTGATGATAGCCGTAGAAGTCTAAGAAGTTGTATATGTTTAACGTGTCGCGCGTGATGATGTCAAAATGACTGATGTAATCAATGGCGCACTCTCTAAAACTCTTATTACTCATATCACAGCACATTGATGTTATTAGTCGTTTAGTGTCGTCATAGTGGCAACCAGTTATTTCACAGAACTGCGTTATATCATCAAAGTTACCGCCATTTTTTATGAACCATTCCCAAAGCATTAGAATAGCTCCTTTGTTGGCTTTCTTTTCCGCAGGGCTTAACGTGTCGCACTCGCCTAGTCGTCTATCATCTTTGTAATAAGCGTGCATGTACTCATGAGCATGGTCAAAGGGTCTAGCGAGTTCAGTATAAGCACCAAAGCCAAGTTCTAAAGAAATAAAGGCTTTTTGATTATCTAAGTCCCCCAACCTATAAACAACTCCTAATTTTTCTATTTCACATATTAGTAGACTATTTAATTCCTGTTTGTCCATAGTCCACCGCCTTAGTCCTTATTGTCTAAGTCTTTGGCTTTTTGTGTAATCTCGTCCCACTTATCAGAGAACAGCAATTTGATAGCCATTTTATCCTTTTCTGTCAAAGGACGACCACCAGAAGACAACAAGCGCGACCACACGGCGTCATCGTCAGAGTTTGCGACTTCCGTCAAGTCAATCGGCTCATTGATTGGCTTAGCTTCAGCACGTCCCAGCAGATAGTCAACTGATACGTTGAAATAGTCGGCAATTAACTTTAGTTTTTCGGCAGTCGGTTGTTGTTTTTTCATTCTATAAAAGTAATTTGAGCTAAACCCCAATTCTTCCGAAACTCTTTGCAAAGATTTACCTTGTTTTTCAGATAACTCTTTCACACGTTCAAATATTGTCATATCAAGCCTTTCGATGATTAACGAAAAACATTTAATACTAATAGTATAAAATAGTTGACTTATATTTACTTATAGTGTAAAATGGTTTTTAGTTAAGTTATTCCACAAAAAAGCAAATACGCCTTTCAACTAGCTCCCCAGCAGGTTTATAAGTTCGATTATTGCTTTTTAATTATGCTTACATTTTACACCATAAGTACAAAAAGTACAAGGATTTAATTACTTATAGTTTAAATAAAAAAGAAAAGAGGTAAAAATGCCACTACTAACCCCAGAAATGAAAAAAGCCTTACGACGAGTTCAGGCGGACAAGTTGCTAAACAAAAAAGACCTTGCTAAGTATATCGGAGTAAGTGAGAGTACAGCAAAGTCAATCACTAAAGACAACGAACCGCAGAACGTTAAAAATAAAGTGTTTAATGCCGTTGTTTCCGCTATTGCTGACAATTGCTAGCCTATGAACAAATTAGACACGGCAATCAAGCAAAGCAAGCAGTCTAAACCGTACTATCACAAAATCATTCTTGATTTACTCGTACAGCTTACGACAAGCGAAAAATATCGCAGTCTGACGAGCTTGAAACAGTCAGGCGATAAATTAACCGCAGAACAAAAAGAAACGCTTAGGAGCTATACTGACAGCATTATATTGCTGTTAGAAATTGGCATGGCGTTTCATGAAATAAAACAATTTTTAGTAAATTAAAAAGCCGTCTGAAAGTTTGGCGACCGATGACAGCTTTTTATCAAAATTAGAGAAGCAAACCGTGAAAAATCACGCGCTTTCTATCTCTAATTATATCAAATTGGAGAATAAAAACATAATGAATAACACAGCAAACAAGGAAACTTATATCTTAGATGATTCAATCGCCTTTGAACTCATGAACTTATTAAAAGCCAAGGCACGCCATTTTATCCAACTTAACGAGTATGTCTATCGCTTGTTTGACGGTCAAAGCGTAGTGACATTCACAACTTTAGAAAATGACATTCAAGTAGAAATGATTAAGGGGTAAAGCATGAAATTTAAAACATTTGAATTAAATGCCTATAAAAGCAGGGCAGGAATAACACTTTCATTCGATAAGAAAGATAAAGACTTAGGGATAATCACAAGCAAACTTTTTTGCCTAGATTCTAAGCAACCTTTAAAACTTAAAATCACTAATAATCAAGCTGAATGCTACCGCATTAAGCAAGAAATTAAACAAACAGATTATAAGGGGTGCGTTACAGAGGGTGTTATGCAATTAGCTGACGTCATCGAAGAAAAAATTATCTTGATGGACTATCACAATGCAAATAAAGAAAATTGGCAAGACTGGATGCGTGTTTTTGCTTATGAATACTTATATGATGTTGCGTTTAATCGTGGTATTCGCCATGAAAGACAACGTAGAAAAACCAAGCACAAGGCAATGACAGCATTTGATATTATCAGTTCCGAAGATGTTTCAGAGCTTTCTAATGAGCTAGGAATTAGTGAAGATAGACTAACGTACGCAGTATTGGAAGTTATCTCTAAGCGTAAGAATGGAGGGAAGAAATGAATGATGACACTTTAACAAGCCTTGTGGCGCGTGGCTTAGTTGATGAAGTCATTCATTTATTTAATAAGTATCTTAGTACACAGCTCAAAATAAGAAATGAAAAGCGAGTATTGCCCTATATTTCTAAAAAGCGTGTTATGGAAGACTTAGATATATCAGACAGAACACTTGATAATTGGGAAAAGCACGGCTTGAATCGCTATAAGCCAAAATATAAAACTTCACTTATTTATTATTTGATTGATGATATATGTAAGTTCATCATCATAGATACTTAGCAACTTGTCAGGCAAGGCAAAGAGGATTATAAAAAAATGCAAAATATTGTTAAAATTTGCCCTTATGTGGCTGGCATTGATAGCTTAGGCATGCAAAACTTAAAAGCCTATCATTCAGAGCTGACAGACAAGCAGATTGAGAAATTAGACCCGTTAAACGCCAATACAGGCACCGTTGATTATTCTTTTAAAGTTCGTAAATATAAGCACGGTGTCCGATTTGAGGGTGAAAAAGAGGGCGGAGAAATCAGCTTATTTGATGAGGTAGCGAAATGATTGAACACCACCAAGGCTACACGGCTATAAAACGGCTAGGGCGGAATAGTTTCAGGACGACAGGAAAACACCCCTATAAGATGATTCACAATGCAAGAGCGGTTAAATATGACTTAATACAGCAGTTTGAAGCTAGCACAAGCATAAACTTACCTAGTGGAGTGAAAAGCAACTTATGCACTCAATCAGTGCCGATTTTAGGTAAGCAACTGGCTGGCATGAAAGTACAGATAAAGGAAAATAAAAAATGAAACTAAAAGAATTACAAACAATTGACCAAAATATTATTAAATTTCTTGCTGAACATAGAGGAATTGACCGAGCTGTCAAAGGCAAGATTTTAGCACAAGCCCTTGATATTGATTTTAGAACTTTACAGAGTAGAATTGAGTACCTCCACAAGCAAGGTTGCGCCATTGGTTCGATTGATAACGGCTATTTTATCCCAACTAATGAAGACGAGCGCAGAGCTGGCATTATCAAGAAACAACGGACAGGCATTGCGATTAATAACGCAGTCAATGGATATACCCTTGCAGAACTTGATTGGATTGACCAACTTTTTAAGGAGGACTAACAAAGTGAATTGTTATTTATGTGGTAAACCTCTAAAAGAAAATGAAGTCATTCCCTATCAAGAGCGACAAATTTGTGATGAATGTGAGTATAGACTGGAGGAATGACTATTGACACCCAAAGAACAAGCCCTAAACTGTATTAATCGCGGTTTTTCTGTTATCGCTGGTTATCCTCTTGGGAAAAGTGAAAGGGCAATTATAAAGGGGACTTCAAGCGGAACACTTGACGAAATCACAGTAAGCGCGTGGTTTGATGAAATACCGAACCGCAACATCATGATTAATCTTAGGAATAGCGGTTTGATTTGTATTGACTTAGACCAGCACCAAAACGGACAGAATGGGCGGAGTGTTTTCAGTCGCTTATGGAATGAACACAGCGAGGGCGAAATATTAAGTACCTATGTTGAAAAGACACCCACAGGCAACGGTTTACATGTTTTCTTTAAAGTTCCCAAAGAGCTATTCAGTCAGCCGATTGTCAGCGAACTAGCGGACGGCGTGGAGATAAAAACACACTTCACACCAATCTACCCAAGTAAACGCACAGACGGCAATTATATCCCTTTGAATGATACCGAAACCAATAAGCCACTTACTTTTGATGACCTTTCTGATTGTCCTGATTGGTTACTTGAAATGATACAACGACCGCAGGCACGCGCAACAACTGGCACAAGTAGCCGAACTTATGGCGCTGAAATGTGGGAGTTATTCAACCAAGGCGCAAGAAAAGGCAACCGAAACAACGACACGAACCGTATTCTTCACTACTGGCGAAAAATCGGCATTGATAACAATCATTGCATGGACTTATTGCGAACCTTTAACAATCGAACCAGTCCGCCCTTACCTGATGACGAGCTGGCGACCATTTGGAAAAGTGTATTCAAGATGAAATAGAAAGGAAGTCATGGCTGACCAATTAGAACAACTTGTGGCAGAAACACCACAGGAAAACGTAAGAAGTCCGAAACCTAAAATAGAGGACTTCACAGATTATGGCGAAGACGGCAAAAAAGTCGTTGATGTCGCAGGTTATCAAGAAAACTTAAAAGACTGGCTGGAACAAGAAAAAGAAATAATTAATAGCCTTGATTATGTCAAAGCAAACACTCAAACGCTTAGAGCCGTTAGAAAACTATTCTTTGAACACCGTAACTTATTTTTAAGCACACCTAAAGAGGACGGCAATACACCGAAAACATTAAGCCCTTTAGATACGGCGATAATCATCTATAAAACGCTCAAAGTCATCAAATTAGACAATCAAAGCGGACTGTTAGGCGTTTATAACCCTGAACTAGGCATATACGAAACAAACGAGAACTTCTTTCATCGGCTCATTTACTGGCTAGAGCCGTCTTATAGTCAAGCACGGTCAAAAGAAGTCTTATTCAAACTTGAAACTTTAGCAGAGGTTAAACAACAAACCACAGAAGCTCATCTTATCCCAGTAGCAAACGGTATTTTCAATAAGAAAACCCAGCAATTAGAGCCGTTTAGTCCCAAGTATGTCTTTACCTCAACCATTGCGACCAAGTACAACGACAAAGCAAAAGTACCCAATATCAACGGTTGGAACGTAGACGGCTGGCTGTTAGACCTCATGAGTGGAGATAAAGAGCTTGTTAGCCTTTTATGGCAGATTATTTCCGCAAGTACCAACGGCAACTATTCTTATCGCAAAGGCGTTTGGCTAGTCGGTAAAGGAAATGACGGCAAAGGGACTTTTCAAAGTCTCATCATGAACTTAATCGGACGTGAGAATGTCGCAAGTGTCAAAGCTGAACAATTTGCGGAACGGTTCGCCCTTTCCCAAGTCGTTGGTAAAACTTGTATTATCGGAGATGACAGCCAAGTCAGTTACTTAGACAATGCAGGGAACTATTTCAGCGTAGTTACTGGCGACCCAGTACCGATTGAAGCCAAAGGAAAGCAGCCGACACTAGCCGTCTTTAACAAGCTAGTTATTCAATCGACTAATTTCTTACCTAAGTTTAGAAACAAGTCGAATGGAACTTATAGGCGTTTGCTTATCGTGCCTTTTGAAAAGTCTTTTACCGCAGATAATGACAACTGGAAAATCAAAGATGATTATATTAAACGCAAAGACGTTTTAGAGTACGTTCTTAAAATCGCCTTATCACTTAATTTTGATAAATTTGACGAACCCAAAGCCACGCAAGGACTATTAAATGACTTCAAAATCAGCAATGACAATGTACTAGCCTTTGTAAATGATATGTTTGAGGAATTTGTAAGTGATTTTCTACCGACTACTTTTCTAAGTGCCTTATATCGTGCATGGTGCGAAGATGAGGGTATTAAGCCATTTACTAAGCGAGAGTTTGAAAATAAACTACCTGACCACATCAAAGAAAAATGGATAAAAACAACGCAAAGACCTCATACAGCAGGATTTAACAGAGCCGTTGATTTACACCGAGCAGAGGAGTACGAACTTTTTAGACGGCTATTTCATTGGGACGATGACAAACAAAAACGATTATCCAAAGGATACCAGCGAAAGAAAAAGTAAATTTTGTTACTGTACTACGGTAACATGTTACTGTTAGAGGTAACAACTTCAGGCGCGTGGTTAAGCCATTTATAGCACTTTGTTACTCTGTTACCGTCAAAACACTTACTAGCTAGAAATTATCACAGGAAAACAAAAACATGAAAAAAGCACGCTGTCCTACAAAATGAGTTGTTGACATAAAAAAATACTATATATAGAAAAAATGGAGAAAATAAAATGACCAACGAAATTACAGAACACTTAAACAAAGCTAAAGCGCTATTGATTGAAAAATATAGCGATAGCATTGACGAGCAAGCAAGTCAAGAAGCATTAAAAAACATCAAACAGGATTTTGAAGCTATTGAAATCTATGCAAACGAAAGCGACACAGAACCGCAGGAATACGAACCACAAGAAAAAGTAAAATCAATCATTAAGGAAATGCAGGAGCTGACCTTTGCACCTCATGAAATATCAGGCAATGACACGCAAGTTTTTGCGGACTTACTTACTGATAGTATTGAGCGTTTGATTAAGGCGTTAGGATTGAATGATATGAGCCTTTCAGCAGAGAGCGAGAATAAACCGCAAGAGCTGGCACTAAAAGCACAGTTACAAGACTTGCACGCGCTCAATCATTCCATGTTTAAAGATGATATCCATGAAGTGCCACGGTTCACAGACGGTACAATCATCACAGCGAAAGACTTAGCAGATATGAATATCAACGCGCTGGATAATATCGCGGAATTAATCGGCTTTGAGTTAGAAGAATAAACAAAAAGAGCCTAGTCAATGACTGGGCTTTTTTAACGTTATGTGGAAATAAAAAACTTATAAAACTTGTCTTTTTACTTTGTTATAATCAAAAGGACGTATAAACAGAAACGAGGCAAAACAATGACACCGAAACAACGTAAATTTTGTGATGAATATATAAAAACAGGAAACGCCACGCAGTCGGCTATTAATGCAGGGTACAGCCAAAAAACAGCGAAGTCGATAGGAGCCGAAAACCTGACTAAACCTGACTTAAAAAAATACATTGATAGCAAGTTAAAAGACATTTCAAACAATGCCATAGCAACCGCAGAGGAAACTTTGGCCATATTAACGCAGATAGTCCGCGGAGAGCATACAGAGCAAGCGATAACAGCAGAGGGCGACGTCATAGACAAACGCCCTGACACTAATCAAGTTATTAGGGCGAGTGCTGAAATCTTAAAACGTTACCCGCTTGCCCAAGACATTAATATCAAAGGGAATTTAAAAGTTAGTAACCCTTTTGAGAATCTAACAGAGGAAGAGCTTAGAATCTTAGCAAGCAGAGAGCGGGAAGCGTGAAAGATAAAACAGATAGAATCATAAGTGATTATATTAACGGGCGCACACAAGCCAAAATAAAAGCAATTGAGAGCCGTTATCTATACAGGGTAAAACAGGACAACCTAGGGATTAGAACAGCTTATAAAGGTACAGCGGAGCCAGAGGGGAACACATTAGACAAGGAACGCATGGAAGAGGACAAAGAGCTGATAGGATTAAGGCGAACACTTGAACTTTTAGGAGCTTTATACAATACTTTAACAGTATCAGAAAAAAGAATCATAGAGTTAAGATATAAAGGGTATAACGGTTTTACGTGGTATCGTGTCGCTATGGAGTTAGAGAGTGCAGGCATAGACATACCTATCAAGAGAGCTAAAAGAATATACTTTTCTTTCAAAGAAGACGTGGCGCGTGTTTTGTAG